AAATGAAATATGACAGATCAATCTTGGCTATCAACTCTCGCAATAAAAGCAATGAGGATCTGCCGCCTAAATAAAGAAGCTGCAGGGAATCATCGTCAGGATATGACTGGTCCAGTTTTAAACAATTTGTTGAACGATGGTTATACACAAGTGATGTGGAATTCAAATGGCTCTCATCACGGTGAATGTCGAGATCTTAATAAGCAAGTCTGGGATCTACAAAATTTTTTAGCAACAACTGAGTATGATGCACCATTGTTTTCTCGTTCTCATCCAGGTGATCAATCCTGTACTTTGACAGTAAGTGGTCCTGGCCTTCCTCCAGTAGAAGTTGATTCTTATGGGGAGACAGACGAAGCAATTGGAACTAATCGTCCTGTTAAGGCTCCAGTGACACCTAAAGTAAGGCCAATGGCTCCAACACCAGCACCAAAGGTTGAACGAGTTCCTGAAGCACCTGAGAAAAAAATTCGCTATATATCTCCAGAAGTTCATAAGCAGATTAAAGACCCATTTGAGAAACAAGATTTAAGCCCTGAAGAGTATGAGCAGTGGCTTAAAGAACTAGAGCAAGAGAACGTTCAAGAGTCTATTCCAGTTGAGAAAGAATTAACAGATGAAGATTGGGATGAAAGACGCAAGTTTAATGTTGAAAATAGCAAGAAAATACCTAATTGGATTTACGGAATTTTTAAAGGATAATTGACTATGAGTTTGATTAAGTTAGGATCTCATCTTAGAATTTTAAAGACAGCAGCTATTGCTGAAGATTTATTGATTGAGAAACCAGTAGTTGAAGCATCTAAGCCTGTTGTCTCTAAAGTCATTGAGGCAAAAAATTCTGATTTCTTGTACTATCGTGCTCGTGCAATTTCAGCTGGTGATCAAGGCCCTTTAAATAAAGAAGGCGTTCGCAGCTGGAACTTCAATGGTAATAAAGACTATTTTCCTCGTAAGGAGCTTGAGGCTGCTTATGAGACTTTCGTTGGACGCAATATTTTCTTGGATCATAACTCTGAGAGTTCTTTGTATTCCATTGGTAAGATTATTGATGCTCTTCCAATCGATGATAAAGAGACTGGTGAATTTTACATTGAGTTGGTTGGAAAGATTGACCGTACTCTCCATCCTGAGATTTGCCGTAAGATTGAAACAGGTGAGTTGAATAGCACCAGCATGGGCTGTTCAGTTGATGAATCTATGTGTTCTATTTGTGGTAAAGTGCTTCATTCTGATGCTGATGATAAATGTGAGCATATGGGTATGAACCTTGGGAAAGAGTTCCCTGCTGAGATTGATCTTCCAGAATATAATATTAAGAAGGGTGACTTGATTCCCTGCTTCTCAATCAATAAGGGTATTGTGTTTAATGAAGATTCAATCGTAGGAGTCCCAGCCGATCCTTCAGCTGTTATTAAAACCGTTTTGTCTAACATGAAGAGTCAGATGTCAAAGAAAGCTTCTTTGACTAAGAAAGAGCAGTTAGACTTAGCTGCACAGATGGATAAACTATTTGATAAATTAGATGATACTACTAAGATCCAACTAAAAGCTGATTTTTGTGGCATTTGTCCACCAGTTGAAAAGGAGTCGTCCATGGCTGATAAGAGCGTTGTTCCAAATGATGAAACAAAAAAGATTTTAAATAAAATTTCGGCTTATGAAATGGAGCAGCTTGAGTCTTATGTTATGGGTAAGACCAAGAAAGCAAACGAACTAGCCAGCAAAGAAGTTGTGGCTGACTCCGTTGCTAAAGAAGAAAATTTCCTTTCTAAGATCGTAGCTAAGGTGAAAGATGCTCTTGCTTCTGAAACTCCTAAAGTTACCGCCAAATTCACAGAAGATAAAAATAACGTTTTAGATTCAACATGGTCAGTAGAAGCAGATGGTAAGACAGTACTTGAAGCTTCCCTGAATGAAATTTGGGGATCTCAGTTTGAGATCATGTCTTTCTCCGATCAACGTTGGGCAACCAGTGATGAATATGCCAAAGAGATCGTAGCTCGTTATGCAAGTGATGGCCTTGAGAAGCTTGCTGATGCTTGGGACGTTTCTCATAAGCTCTCCAAGACAGCTGCTGATCCAAAGATGGGTCCTTCAGGCACACGAGCAAAGCCCTCAACTGGTACATCAAACAAAGAACATAGTTATCCAACAAATCCAAAATTTGAAAAACCAAAACCAGGAACAAGTTCAAAAGGTCCTGCAGCCCCAGCTCACAAAGATGTAAAAGACTCTAAGGTTGAAATGCCTGGGCAGGAGAAGGGTCAAACAGGTCCTGCTGCACCAAAGGCAAAAGAAGTAAAGACAGATTATAGTGAACCAAAGGTAGAAGCAGAGGGTAAGGAAGTAAAAACAACCCCTAAAAATCCAGAAGAAAAGAAACATGAGAAGTCTGAAAAAGAAGTAAAGACTGATTATGTTGCTAAAGGTACAGAAGCAATTGAAGCAGAGGATAAAGATGATAAGAAAGATGATAAGAAATCAGATAAAAAGTCTTCTCTTATTAGTTGGACATCCCTTACTCCAAAGGCACAAACGTTTATTAAAACAGCAGCTCAGAAATATATTGCAAGTGGTATGAAAAATGCTGAAGCAGTTGCGAAAGCACATGGCGAATTTACAGCACAGGAGATTGATATGAAAAAGCAAGCATCCGATGGTAAACCAGACGAATCAGTTGAAGGATCTACCCTTCCAGAAGGTACAAAATCTATGGGAGATAAAGTTGAAGAATCTGTTAAAGGTACAACTGTTCCTGGTGGTGCAAAGCCTTCTTCAGCTCCTGAAACAAGTGTTGATGGTGATAAAGAACACAAGACACCAAATTTAACCAAGAAACCTGATGAAGCAGTTGACGGAACAACCACTCCTCCACAAGGTAAGAAAGATGAAGAGAGTGCAGAGAAATCAACTCATCCAGATAGCAAGAAATCAGTTGGCACAGAACCTGAGAAATCAGTTCAAGCCTCTGCTAAAACAGCTGCAACTGATATGCCTATGCCAGAAGACAAAGATCCTATGGATTCTGTAAAACCAGAAGCTCCAGCCGTTGAGGAAAAACCAATGGATCTTCCTATGGATGCTCCTAAAGTTGATGCTCCAGAAGCAGCTGTATCAGCTTTTGATAAAACAGAAACACTTGATATTGGTGAAGGTTATTCAGCTCGTAAGGACAAAGAAACTCAGGAAGTTATTATTGAGAAAGATGGTCAGGAAGTAAAACGCCTACCAGATGGATTTGGTGCAGAAGTTGCAGTTGTTCTTCCTTTATTGAAGGCCGTTCTTGGTCTTCCTCCAACAGAAGAGGCAAAGCCAGCACTTCCAGGAGAAGCAGTTCCTCCAGTGGAAGAGAAGATGGAACCTCCAGTTGAGGAACATCCAGGCGCAGAAGAGGCCCATGAGGACGAACTAGGAATTAAAGAATCAGCTCTTAAGGTAAAGGAAGCAGCCCTTGCGGAGAAAGAAGCAGCAATTATTGCAAAAGAAGCAGCGATTGTTGCCTCTGAAAAAGCAAAGAAATTTGCTTCAATACTCCAGGCTCGTGCAGAACGTTGCAAGAAAGTTGTAGCTGCCCTCGTTGAGAAAGATGCACTTCAGATGAATAAAGAAGTTTATGATAGTGAAGTAAAGCAGGGAACTTATCTATTAGATGCACAAAAGAAAGCCTTTGAATATGCTATTACCGCAAAACAGAAAGAACTAATGGCAATGGATGACAATGCACTTCTAGCTACAGAGAAGGTAGTTGCAGATCTAAAGGCTCCAACTTCTTCAGTTAATACAAAGAGAGCAAGTCGTATTTATGTCTCGCCTTCATTTGGTGAAGAGCTTTCTGAAGATGCACAACTTAAGAAAATCTTTGATTCATTCGGGACAAAGAATCGTCCTCAGTAATTTAGTAGTAACCTTGTTATTTCGTGAGAAAGATAACATTGGAAGTTTTAGAAGTAAGATGCGTTTAAAAGATTAAAAGAAACCGATTTCTCACATGATGATGTGGGACCTTTAAATAAGTACCACAACTAGATTAGAACCGATACGATAGCCAAAGAAGCACAAAATAAACTAAGGAGTTCCAAAATGGCAATTCGACAGATTAAAGAAGTGAATCGTTCCGTGTCATACCCAATCGCCTCTGGGAATATTGTTGGTGGAAATTTGCTACAACTGAATGCAGCTGGTCAGCTTTTGCCTTGGGTTCACACCCAGACAGCAGGACAGCCTTTCGGTCTAGCTATTGAATCCAATGTCTTCTTCCCACTTCAGCCAGCCAATGGTGAAGTAGCAGGACAAGGTTTTGACTATACCAACTTCAATCGTGGTGGACTTGAATCCGTTTATAACAACGGTGGAGATTTCGTCCTATTTGATGATGGTCGTGGTTATCCCTATGCTCGTGGTTCGGTAACGTATGCAGTCAATGCACCAGTCTATGCCTCAGCTGTAACCGATGGTCTTATCACATCTGATCCTACAAGCGGAGTCATTGTTGGTTATGTAGTAAGCTTTGACGTTGCAACTGATCCAACACAGCTCGAAATTAAATCCATTATCTAATTAATTTTAGGTAATGCTCTAGTTGTAAACAAGATTGGTCGTGAGACTGACTTGTACTTTAAAGGAGAAATTTATGAACGAAATTAACAAAGAAGCATCCTTGGAAGTTCTTTCTAGCGCACAGGTTGAGGAAAAACTCACCCGCTTGATGAATTCCCCTGGGGGTCTTCAGAAAATTGCACAACAGATGCTATCGCCCCTAAAGCGAGAACTTCTGTATGAGGGCCGCATTCGCCAACTCTTCCAGACCTATAAACTAGCTCTTGGAGAAGAAGCAGTATTCGACGCTGATGTTGATGTACCAGCAGCAAGCATCTCAGTCGAAGGTCTTCCAGCACAGCTCGAAGTTCTAGCAGATCGTATTCGTGTTGAAACGTCACCTATTTCAACCCGCCCTATGATTCGTTGGAATGAATCGAACTTCCGTAAATATGACGTTTTGAACCGCACACAAGAACGTGCAAAAGCATCAATCATGCTTCAGGAAGATACTCGTGGTTATAATTTGATCAACTTCGCAAGTGGTTTGACAAATCAGACACCCGCAGCATCTCTTGCTGGTACGACTGCTGCAACAAACAATCCATCCGTTATCGCTAACGGTGCAGCTGGATTGTCAATGTACACCTTGGCTACCGCAATCGTAACCCTCAGCTCTAAGCTGTTGGTTGCCAGCAAGCTATACATTAACCCCATCACCCGCAGAGACTTGCTGTTGTTTAACAATGCTCCAACTGGTAATGGTGGACTTGGAATCTTCGCTCCTAACTTCCAGGACACAGCTCTAAAGGCTGGTCGAGTCGGTGGAATTATGGGTGTTGACGTTCTAGAGTCGGTTGTTGTTCCTTCTACAGCCTGTTTCGTCTTGGCCCCAGCTGATTACCTCGGCGTGTTGGCTATCCGCACAGACCTGTCAGTTGAAACAATGAAAGATGTAAATAAAATGGCAGACGTATTTGCAATTTGGGAAGATCTAGGATTCTTGATCCGATATGCTAAAGGTATCGTCAAAATCACACTTCCATAAGTAATTTGTTAATACATTGGGGGGGTCGCAAGGCCCCCCTGAGTGTATTAATAATGTGGTTGTAGAGATTCTAGAGTTGTGATATACTTATAGAGAAGAGTTTGTTTTGTGGGCTTGTAGCTCAATCTGGGGGAGCAAGTCCTTTGCAAGGACGAGGTTGCAGGTTCAATTCCTGTCAGGTCCACTAAACAAATTCAGTTTGTTTCGCTGTGGTGTAACTCAATGGTAGAGTGTCTCCCTGTTAAGGAGAAAGTTACAGGTTCGAGTCCTGTCTCCACAGCCAAATAAATAGTAGTTCAAGTCTGTAATCTCCCAAAAAAATTTGTTTAGTAAAGTGATTGTAGAAAGAAATTCGATATTATGTAGAGTTGTTTGAGTTGATAAGAATATGTAAAAATATCTTATTAAAGGAAATTTAAAAATGAAATTAATGTCCTCAGTCGGCGCATTCGTAGGTCCAGCTTCAACATCACAAGCTGTATTTATCAATGAGTTATTTTCTACCGCAGCTTCCACAAGATTTATCACAGATCCTTGTGTAGATTTGTCTCAGTGGACTGTTTCTGGTAATAATGGTAATCAGTTTACGATATCTAATGATATCTTTTACTTCCATCGTGATCCAGTTGATACACGTTATAATGATCTAATGTCCAATATCAATATTCCATCAGATGCAATTGTGGAATTTGATCTACGTTTAAAAGCACCAGCTGGTGATGGTGGAGTTGGTGGTGGAAATGTCATGTGGTTTCGAGGTGGTGCATATGCCTTGGAATTTACATTTGGATGGGATACCAACAATAATATTAACTTTGCTGAAATATCATTGTGGAAAGATCCTAACTCCAGTCAAGTAGAAACAGTTAGATTAGCAGCAATGTTTCCTGATCTATCTCTGTTCTCTTCACTAACTTTGAATACAGAAGCTGTGTTGCCAAATTTAGTGGTTATTCTTCTTGGTGGAAATATTAAGGTTTTTGCAGGAAGCACATTATTGATTGATGTTACTGACTCAACACCAATTACTAATGCAGGATATGTTCAATTCTATCCAGCACGAAATATTGATACTATTGGGCTTGGTAATCTGTTTATTGGTTCCCATACACCAGATCCTTCAACATGGTCAGCATTTGGGGCAGGTGATGTTGTAAATGGACAATACTTGATGCCAGCAGGTGAATCAGGTGGTCTTACAACTGTACAGACGTTGCCAGCAGGTACAACATTTACATTGGATGTTATTATCCCAAATTGCCCAGAAGGTAATCAGTATTTTGGTATTTGTGGTCTACAATATGACTTTGTAACTAATGCTAATGCAGTTGGAGTCAATATGTTTCTCCAGTGCAGCAATGGTGTAATTACAGGATGCCAACTACAGAATAATGATGGATTATTCTATATTCCAGTTCCATTAAATCTGTTACAGATTACTGGAAATACAGTAGTTGTTCCACAAATGTCTGTTAAGGTATTACCTGGAGCTTTTACACTCTCAATTGCTGGGACACAGGTTATAAATTGGTCTAATCCAATATATCAACCTTCTGCTGGTCAGTTCTTTGTGTACAATGACTATTACAGTGGTGTTTCTTTAGCATTTGATAATATTCATATTGCTGGACCATCTCCTGACCTTTGGAAAGGATTGATTGGTTTACCAGGCATTCAAGTTATTAGAGGACTTGTTTTACAGGCTCCTTTAGATACACGAGGTCACGGTCATGCATCTGATATTCTACCTGCTGGAACTAACTTTGCTATTTTAGTTCTAACTAAAGGTAGAACTGAAAGACACCATGAGATCGACGGGTATGAGACACTGGAGAAGTTAGAAGGTCCACATCATACAGGTCAGGATTGGGATCAGATCGATGATAGCTTGGGTGGTTTAGTATTTTTCGGATCATTGACATCAGCTGCTAAAAAACAGTTTCAAGCAATGATGAAGAATTATACACAACAGTATAAGTAAATTGTATTCCCCCTTAGCTTAGGCGAAGGGTGCAGGGCTTTAAAAGCTCTTGTATTATGGCTGTGCAGGGCAAAACCCGACAAGGAACATAGCCTGTAGTAAATGCAAAAATATCATACAAGATACTTTTGCAAGTATCAAAAGTCCTGACATGGGTACTTAAAATGTACCTCGAATAGTGTAACGGTCCTCGCTACCGTACAGTGTCAGGCACAATTTAGCGGATTGGAGCAGTGGCAGCTCGTTTGCCTCATAAGCAAAAGGTCCTGGGTTCAATTCCCAGATCCGCAACCATTTGGGATGAACCTATAAATCATGTGCTGGAGACTAGGCTGCCTCGCAAGGGCTTAAAGGTATTCTCAGGTTTTGCAACCTGGAAGTGCATGTGTTCCCAATAATTTGAGAAGTTGTCTATTTTTAAGATGCGCCTCCTTATCTTAGTCCATTTCGTATTCTCACCTAAGTGTTAGCTCTGGAGTTTAGTTATTGGACAAGAATATGTAAAAATATGACATATCAAGGAGTCTCACAATGACAGAACATTGGATTATTAAAGCTAATAATATAATGGAGAATGTAGCCTCAGATTACAAAGCTCCAGTTATTACAAGCGTATCAGAAGTTTTTCCTCGTTTAGGCAATCCTCACCTACTTTCAGCATCCACATTTGCTGTTTTAGGACAGACTGCAGTAACAAATACAGGAGCAACAGTGCTCAATGGAGATCTTGGTGTTTCTCCAGGTAGTTCTATCACTGGTTTTCCTCCAGGTACAATTACTGGAACACGACATCAAGGTGATGCAGCTGCTGCACAAGCTCATGCCGATGCAACAGCAGCAGCATTAGTTTTGCAGGGAATGGGACCTGGAACTGATATTAGTTCTACAGACTTAAATGGTTTCACTGCAACTCCTGGTGTTTACTCTGCCTCTGCAG